TAAAAAAACAAAGGGAAGGAAATTGGTTTGACAAACTTGTAAATGTTGCTTTAGCAGTTGGAATAGGCGCAGCAACTGGTGGTATAGGCTCAGCTTTGGCTGCTGAAATAGGGGTTAGCGTGGCTGTAGGCGAAGCTATAGTTTCTGCTTCACTTGGCCTAATTCAAGGGCAATCTCCACAAGATATTGTTAAAGGAATTATTGGTTCTGTTGCGGCTAATGAAGTTGCCGGAGCATTAAAAAGTGTAAACGCAGAAATTGTTAAAGCTGGACCTAATGTTATTTCTCCTGAAGTAGCTTCTGCTTTAGTTAATGCTGAACGTCAAGTTGTTAATGCCGCAATAACTGGTCAAGATATTGGTAGGGCTGCGTTAGCTGGTGCTGCCGGTGGTGCTGTTGCTTCAGCATCGTCATTGCTTACAGACAGCAAGGCTTTACAAAAAGCCTCTGGTGAGTTTGTACAAAACCTAGCTGCTGGAAAAACTACAGAACAAGCATTAACGGGTGCATTAACTGGATACCTTGTATCTTCAGCAAAAGAAAAAGATGACGCTGAAAAAGCAATTAAACAGCAAGTAAGTAAAAGTATAGAAAAAGTTAATTGGGCAGAACTAAGTGATGCTGAAGCAAGATTTTTACAAAATACTTATGCTCAGCTAAAAATAGCTGGACAAGATGTATATGATATTTCTACATCACCGAGTAAAGATGGATGGCCTAAAGTTTTTCCGGGAACAAATGCTCCAGAAGTATATGACCCATCCAAAACTCATGGAGATGTATTTACTTTAAATGATAGTGGAAAATCATATTTAGTTAGACATATCACTATGGAGGATGGTGAAGAATATTATGTTTATTACGACAAATCTACAAATAAAATTGGTGCTAGACCAATTAATTTTGAAATGTCTGATGCGGCAGGGGGAACAGGTTCTTCAAAAACTATAGATATAGATTTATCTGACGTAAAAATTCAACCAGACCAAAAAATAGATAAAAATGGTCAATTAATAAATAATAAAAATGAAGCTACTGGTTTTTATGTAGATGACAAGGGAACATTAATAGATTCTAAAGATACGTCTTTTAAAATTCAAGGTTATGTTGACCCGTCTACATTTACTTCAAAAGTTGATGCTGTTGGTTCTGTTTCTAAAACTTTGCCAGCAGATTTTAAGCCAATACAAACAAGAGATGAGCAATTATTAGCTTTAGTAAATACTGGTGCTGGAACTAGCGGCGGTAAAGGTGGGGGTACAAGTGGAAGCGCAGGAAATGTATCCATTAGTACCGGAGGCACAGGTACAGGTAATACAGGAAACGTAACAATAGGAAATGCTACTACCGGCAACGCTACCACAGGAAACGCTACCACAGGAAACGCTACCACAGGAAACGCTACCACAGGAAACGCTACTACCGGCAACGCTACCACAGGAAACGCTACCACAGGAACAGGTAATGTTGTTGTTGCTGGAGGTGGTAAAGGCGGTGGCACAGAAAACGTAACACTTATTACTAATCCAATTTTAAGTGGTAAAACTACTGGAAAAACAGGTCTTGACAACGATAGAGTTGATACAGATACAAAAACTTTGCCGGAGGTTGTTGTTACTGGCAATCTTGATGAAGAAGAACCATTAGATGATACAAAAACTACAGAAGACGACTCAACAAAATCAAAAACAAACGACACTATTTTATTAAGTTTGTTAAATAAGCCATTACAAAAAAGTTTTCCTTTTGGTTCTAGCCCAACACAAACTAATGCTTCACCGGGTAGTCAAGCGTTAGCTCAGGCGTTACGTGTTGGTGATGCTGGTGCGCCGGTGTTTGGCGGTGACAAAGATAAGAGTAAGCGTTCAGGATGGAATAGAGAATCATTACGTTATATGGGTAATTCAGGAGACTCAAATGGGTAAACAACTAGCAAAGCTGTTAAAGGCTGACATTCAAGATTCTAGCGATTTAAAGTCGATTGCTAAGATGCTTGCCGGTAAAGGTCGGGGCAAAGACACCATTCTTGCTCATATAACGCCTAGAGAAGCCGAGGTTCTTAAAGAGGCTGGTGGCTCTGGAACAACAAATCCTGAAACTGGATTGCTAGAGTTTGAGGGTGGTTTTGAGGGAGGAGTAGAACCAGATACAGCATTTGAAGGCAGCATAACTCAACCTTCTTATGATTATCAAGCTCCTTTAAACGCAGCGGAAAGTTCATTTGCGGTTAATTATGACACTCCAGCACAAGAATTAACTCCTTCTGGTATTGACCCTGTTTATTATCAAATGCAACAGCAATATGGAGGAATGGCTGATATACCTCAATCAGCACAATCAGCGGCTATAAGAGGACCGGGTGATTCGTACATGGCTAATCAGGCTTTATATGGAACTCGCCCCGGTGAATCCGCTCTTATGCAACAAACTGGAGAATCTCCTAAAGCAAAAACTGCTGGTGAAGACAAGCCGTTTTTAAGCAATGAGCAAATGGTTCGTCTTGGTTTATCTGGTGGCTTGGGTGTGTACGGAGCAATTCAAAACAGAAAAGCAGCAGAGCAGAATAGAAAAGCTGCTGGTGAGCAAAAAGCTATTGCTAAACCGTATCAAGACCAAGGCAAACAATTAATAGAAGCAGCACAGCACGGTGAATTGACAGCGGCTGGTCAGCAACAGCTACAGGGTCTACAGGCTCAATTAGCGCAGGGTGTTGAGTCTAGGGGTGGTGTTGGTGCGGCTCAAGCTGCAGCTCAAGCACAGGCTTTCCGTAACCAATTGCTGCAAAACCAGTATGACTATGGATTGAAAGTTTCTCAGATTGGCGACAACATTGCTTTGGGTGCTATTAGAACGGGTATGCAGCTTGACCAACAATTGAATCAGGCTAACATGGCGTTCTACACTCAGCTTGGTAGCTTGGCTGTTGGTGTTCCAACTTATAGAAGGGAAGCATAATGGCTGACCCAATGTCTCCTGAAGCAAAGGCTTTAACAAAGCAGCCTAAAGCCTTTACGTTGCCGCCAGTTCCTGAGTTATCTGCCCTTAATGCAAATTTAGGCAGCACTCCGGGCGTGTCTGATTTTCCATCTAAACGTAAAGAGTTTAAAACTTCTACTGATGTTTCAGCGGAACAGGAAAAACAATTTGGAAAATTAGGCCAAGTTGAAGCTCCAATTATGGCGGCTCAACAAGCCCAAGAACAATACAAAGCAACTGCTGAAGCAGATATTGCTCGTCAAAGCAGGGAACAATCTCAAGATATTGAGGCTGGTTTAGACCTTGTTCGTGAAAAGTTTCCCCATGAACAATTTAAGCCAACACAAGAAAATATGCAGAGTCTAGCTACTTTGTTTAGCTTGGTTGGCATGATTGGTGTTTCTATGGGCGGTGGTGGAAAAAGCTCATCAATGGGCGCATTGAACGCTATGACCGGAATGATGGCTGGCTGGCAAAAAGGACGTAAAGATTTGTGGGAAAAAGAAAAAGCAGAGTTTGATAAGAACATGGCTAAGACTAAAGCCATTCTTGATGATGCTTACAAAGATGCTGACCGTGCTTACAAAACATTGGCTTACAACCGTGAGGAAGCAATGGCATTAGCTAATGAATCTGTTGCTAAACTTGGCGGTCAAGTTGGAAAGCAAATTTTAGAAAAGCAAGGTATTGAGCGTTATATTAATTACCTTGACGGCGTTCGTAAAGATTTAAAACACGCTGAAGATTTAGCTTCTAAAGAAAGAATAGATGCTGAACGTGAAGACAGGAGAGATGCTAGATTGCTTTCTAGTCAAGCTCATTCTGAACAAATGCAACAAAATTCGTTTAAGCAAGCGTTTGATTTGTTAGCTGCAAAATTAGAGCAAAAAGAAAATAAACCTGTAAAAGAAAAAGAAGCTCAACAAATTGAGGGATTAACTTCTTTGTCTCAAGAATTAAGACAGCTTGAAAAAGAATTTAAACCAGAATATGCGAGTCTTGGTGTATTTGGTTTTGGTGCTGACGCATCAATGGAATACAAACGACGAACAGGAAAAGATGCTGACGCAGCAGCAGTTTCATGGTGGTCTAAATATGACCGTTTGCAAGCACCTAATAGACACGCCTTGTTTGGTGCAACATTGACAGGAAACGAATTAAAAAATTATCAAGACTTTACTGCTAAAAAGTCTGATAAACCAAATATTGTAAGAAATATGTTGCTTGACCAAGCAGATAATGCTGAAGCGGTAGCCTTGGGCAGAACAAAGGCTTTGAGAGATTCCGGTTACAAGGTTCCTGAAATAAGACCAAGAAGTTTCTTAGGTACTTATCAGAGCGGTGAAAATGTTTCTGAATCTCAAAAACCAGTTCCAACACAATCAGATATAGATTACGCAAGAAATAATCCTAATGTTCGTCAAAAGTTTATTGATAAATTTGGAAGGGAACCGTAATGGCTGACCCTAAACAAATTCCGGATTGGGCAAAAGACACAACGTCTTCTGTGCCGGACTGGGCTAAAGATTCTTCACCTAAGACTAAAACAGAGCCGTCCCAATTTGAGCAGGTTGGGGATTTTTTTAAAGGCATGACATTGCCTATAGCTGGAGCAGCTCAATCTATTCCTTATGAGCCTATACAAAGGAAAGCTGCTGAATATGTAAAAGATGTTGAATCCAAGCCTGAGTACGTTGCGCCGGGTGGTTCTATAGGTGGTCGAACATTAGGAAAAGGAATAACAACGGCAGCCGCTGGACTTATTCCTATTGGAAAAGGATTAGACCTAACCGCTGGATTGTCAACTATTCCTAAATTTTTATCTAGAACTTTAGGTGGTGCTGCTGTTGGTGGAGGGTCTGAAGCATTGTTAGCTGAATCCCCTGATTACAGCGACATTGGAAAGAAAAAAGCGGAAGCTGGATTGCAAGGTGCGGTTGTTGGTGGCGTCTTGTCTGGTACTGTTCCTTTGCTTGGTCAGATAGCTTCTAAAGGATATACATACGTATCTAAATTAATGGACCAAGCGTTTGGTGGCGATGTTAAACGTATGGCTGCTGCTTTACGTGATTACGCTAAAAAAACTACAGGGGCAGAAGCTGAGGCAGCCAAAAAACTTGCTGATGAAGCAGAGCAAAAAGTTAGCATAGCTGAAAAATCTTCCGCTAGACAAGCGCGTCGAGGTGAAGAAGCGTACAAAGAATTACCGGGTACAACTACGCAAAAAGAAGCTGGTCGTTTTAGACCTGTTCCAGCTTCTGAGCAATCTGTTGGTGATGAAATTAGAGCATACGTTAATAATAAACTTAAATCGTTAAAAGATGCGCGTAACGCAAGAGCAGAAAAAAACAAAGGTAAAGCATTTGATTTTGCTGCTGAAAAAGAAATGAACAAACAAAAAGTAGCTGATACTTTGGCATTTAAAGAGATGGAAGCGGCATTGCAAAAAGCCAGACAATCAGAAGCTGGTTTGTCTAACGCTCCCGGCAGTATTGGAAATCAAATACGTGAGATTGAGCGTTTAATTACAGGGAGACAAGTTGACCCTTCTTCCGGTGTTGTTGTTGGAAAAGACGTTAGTTTTGAAGGATTAGAAAAAGTTAGGCGTTTATTGAAAGACCGTCAGTACGGAGTTCCCGAAACTGGATTTGACGCTATTGGTCAAGCAGAAGCAGGTAAATATGCCGATATGCTGACAAAAGCGATGAAAGAATTTACTACAAAGCCCGGCGAAAAAGTTTCTTTGCTAGAAAAGTTTTTAACTCAATACAAACAAGATTCTGAACCTTTACGTGTATTTGGAACTAAAGTTGGAAAGATTTTTGAAGAACAATTGCCGGGAGTTAAAGGTTATTCAAAAGTAGCTTCTGAAAACATACCTTCTAAATTATTTGCTAACCGAGAATCTTATCAAGGTTTGGTTGAGGCTTCAGGAGGGAATAAACAATTTGCTGAAGCTCAAGCTAAAAAATACTTTACGTCCAAGATGGAACAATTAGCTAGTGACCCTGCAAAGTTAGAAAAGTTTATTAGAGACAATAGAACTATGTTGAATTTAACTGGAGCAAGAGACATGGCTGAAAAGTATTATGCTCAAACAGCTAAAGCGGCTAAACGCTCAGAAGCCGGTACATCTATTGCTAAAGAAGCCGGTGACGTAACTAAAAAACAAAGAGTGTTACAAGAAGATTTTGATAAATTAAATTCTGATTTAAATACAGCAAAAAAACCAGAAGAAATTGTTGGTCTTTACAAAAACCTTGCTAAAAAATTATATGGCGAAGGAAAGATTAATAAGCGTCAATACGAAACTATGAATTTGGAATCTGACCGATTGACAAAACAAGTAACTGATACAGAACAAGCTAAAAAACAACTTGCCTCTTTATCAGGAAGAATTCTTGGTTATGGCGTTGCTGGTGGTGCTGCTTACGGCGCAATTCGTTACGGGGAATAGTAATGGCTAAGAAACAAAAGGGGATAAATCCAGAACTTGAGACAGCAATTGCTCAAATGTTAATTACTGTAATGAATGACCCTATGGCGTCCATTACAGACAAGACAAAGGTTTTGGATAGGGCGTTGAAGCTGGAGGCAATTAAGTTGAAGTTGTCGGACGATGAGTGGGGTTCTGGCTTTGGTGTAGACGATGAGGATGATAAGGATTAGACTGTGAATCTCTTACATTTAGGGGATATTCATGGACGGAGTTACTTTAGTCACTATTGCTTTGCGCGTCATCTCAAACCGGCTCATCACGATTTTGGCACTACTGACGTCGTTTGGTTTAGGATGTTGGACAATGTGGGACCCAAAATGGGAACGGGTAACAACCCTAGCGATATTTGTACTATTCAGTTACCTTCTAGTTAAGGTTGAAGAAAGGAAAGATGATGGAAGACAAATTACACAAGAGGCATAGCGATTTAAATCAGCAGACTTCTACGGCTGTTCGTGTTCCGTTGCCAAGAGACGCCAGCAAAGACGGTCAGAACAATGTTAAAAAGATGCCGGCGGGTTTTATTGGCGTTTGGGATTTTGGCAATGGTGAGCAGACTAAACGCAGCCCGACTACAGGTGGCGGCAAAAAGGTGTACTAATGGCTAATAACATTGCGTTTCAACCGATGGGTAAAACCACTCGGATAAATGTAACAACAACGGCAAACACAGTTGCTATTTTGTCTGACAGTCCCTCTAATCAAGTGAGGGTTCATAACGGAACTGCGGCTGAAATATTTATTCGTTTAGGTACGGCTAGTACGGATGATGCTGTCATTCCTACGGCGGGAACTCCTGCCTATGGTGTGCTTTTGCATAACAATACAACGGCTATTCTTACTGCGCCTAAACAAGCAACAAATACAGCGGTGTTGTATGTATCAGCAATTATTGCTAGTGGTACAGGAACTATTTATGTGACTCCGGGAGAAGGATTATGATGAATTATTTTTTAGCTAGAGCAAAAGAAGCGTCTTCATGGCGCGGTGCTATTCTGTTTCTAACAGCCGTTGGTGTTCCAGTTGCTCCAGAATTACAGACGGCTATTGTTTCCGCTGGCCTTGGCCTTGCTGGTTTGATTGGTGTAATTACCGCTGACAAATGATAAACAGCCGGAGTTTAGATGACTTGCTGCCGCTGGTTAGAAAGCGTGTAGAAGCGTTTATTAAGGCTGCTAAAGACTCCGGTATTGATTTGCTAGTAACCAGTACATATAGAGACAATGAAAGCCAAAACGCCCTCTATGCTCAGGGCAGAACGACTGCTGGGAAGATTGTCACGAACGCAAAGGCTGGTGAATCTTTTCATAATTATCGGTGCGCTGTTGACGTTGTGCCTATTGTTTCTGGCAAACCCCGATGGGATGCGAAAGACGAGGTTTGGCAAACGATTGGCAGACTCGGCAAAGAAGCAGGATTAGAGTGGGCAGGTGATTGGAAACGCTTTAAAGAGTATCCGCACTTTCAATACACAAGCGGACTTACTCTTGCTGAATTAAAACAACAGAAAATTTCAGACGAATCAATCGTTTAACACAGAATTAACAATTGTATGTTAGGTTTCCGGTAATTCTTAACTTGGAAACTGCCATGAGTGCAAAAATTTCTGATGATGAGTTTTTGAGTTTATGGAAACAATACGGAAGCGTTAAAGAAATTGCTCAAGTTACCGGATTAACTCTTAGAGGAGTTAATTGGCGAAGACGAAGCCTTGAAGAAAAGTTAGGTGAGAAATTATTAGCCGTTAGTTCTCGAAGTCCAGACTTTCAAGTAACTTACCCTGATAATGGCGTAAGAACAAAAGTAAAAATTAAAGACGGCGTCATCATGGTGGCATCAGACTGTCACTATTGGCCGGGAGTTATATCATCTGCTCATAGAGCATTTGTCCATCTAATCAAAGAAATCAAACCTAACATTATTTGCCTTAACGGTGATGTGTTCGACGGTTCCTCTATTAGTCGTTACCCTGCTGCCGACTGGCAAGCCTTGCCAACGGTTAAGCAAGAGTTGGAAGCGTGTCAAGAGCGCGTAAATGAAATTGAGGCTGTTGCAAGCGGTGCTAAATTAATGTGGACATGGGGAAACCATGACCTAAGATTTAATGCGAGGCTATGTCAGCAAGTAGGCGATGCCTTCAAAGGTATGGAGGGTTTTAATCTTAAAGATTATTTCCCTTTTTGGAAATTCCAAACGTCAATTATGGTCAATGATAATTTGATGATTAAACATAGATGGCATAACGGAATTCACGCTGTCTATAACAATATTTTGAAATCAGGGGTGTCTTTCTGTACTGGGCACCTTCATAGTTTAAAGGTAACCCCATTCTCAGATTATGCGGGTGCCCGGTATGGCATCGATACAGGGACATTAGCTCCTATCTATGATGATGGCTTTGCGTACATGGAAGATTCCCCCCGCAACTGGCGTTCAGGAGGAGCGGTGCTAACAATTTATAAAGGCAAACTTATGCCGCCAGAGCTGTTTGAGGTGATGGACGAGGACGCTGGTTTGGTCTACTTCAGGGGTCAGGTTTTCAAAGTTTAATCTGTCATAATTGTTGTGTACGATAATTTTACCCACTTAGATTGGGTTGTCACTTTACTACGGAGATTATCATGCTTGCAACATTTACAGTTACTTTTGATTTTGAGCAGTTTTTAAATTTATTAAATTTTGATTTAATTGAAGAAGATTCAAATGAGTCTGATGAATCTGACGATGAATTTACGTATGATGAAGACGGCAACATCTGGTTTTATGACGAAGAATTAGATGTTTGGTTCTATTTTGATGAAGACTTGGATGACTGGGCTGAGTACGATGAAGATGGCACAGTTTGGTATTTAGACGAAGAATCAGATATTCTTTACTACTTTGATGATGAAGTTGAAGATTGGGTTGACTCTGAAGAGTTAGAAGAAGACGAAGAATAATAATTGTTTTACGGGTATATATCGGTATGTATTCCGGTATATACCCATTTATTAAATGGTCTTTATATGTCTAAAAGCACTAATCTATCGGTTGGTCGAGGTGAGAAGAAATCAGTTTCTCAAGGCGCAGGGCTGACCGCCAAAGGTCGAAAAAAATATAACCGAGCCACAGGAGCAAACCTAAAAGCACCACAGAAATCAGGACCAAGACATAAATCATTTTGCGCTCGCTCTAAGAACTGGAAGGGTGAACGTGGTAAAGCCGCTAGACGTCGTTGGGGGTGTAGATGAAACCGGGATTATACGCAAATATTCATGCCAAGCGCAGACGCATAGCCAAGGGTTCTGGCGAACGCATGAGAAAAGTTGGCAGCAAGGGTGCGCCGACAGCAGCAAACTTTAAAAGAGCAGCAAAGACGGCACGAAAAGGTCGTCGTTAATCAAATCATAGGGGATAACTATGTCGCATCCAGCACAACTGGCTTTTATAGCCAGCGTTAAGGAACGCTTTCCTGATATGTTTGTGCGTAAATCTGTCCTAGAAGTGGGCAGTTTGAACGTCAACGGCACAATAAGAGACTTTTTTGAGCAATGCACCTATATCGGCGTAGACCTAGCTAGAGGTGCCTGTGTGGACGTTGTAGCTAAAGGTGAAGACTTAACCTATAGCGATGGCTCTTTTGACGTTGTAGCCTCTTGTGAGTGTTTTGAGCATACTCCTAAGTGGGCTAGGATATTCAATAACATGGCTAGGATGTCATCCAAGCTAGTGTTCTTTACGTGCGCTACTACCGGCAGACCTGAACATGGCACGAACAAGACTAACCTTGGGGACTCCCCGTTCACGGCTCACGACTACTACCAGAACATAACGGAAGAAGATATTCGTAGAGATTGCGACTTGGGTCAGTTCTATTACTATGAGTTCAGCACGAATGAAGACGTTAAAGACTTGTACTTTTGGGGCTTTAAGTAATATCAGCGACTAAGTACCATTCGGTTATGTAGTCTTTAAACTCTATCAAGCCCTTGCCGGACTCAATACATTGACCATCCGGCAAAACCCGCCAAAAACTTCCTACCCGCATCCCGTTCTCAGTATCCCCAGAAACAACCAGAACGGTTGTTTTCGGCAGCCTTGAGAGGGCTTTTAAGAGGATTTCTTGGCCTTTGCTTATCTTCTCCCCGTCTCGCTTCCATTCACCGAACAAGAAGTGTCCCTTGCGCTCCAGAACCATGTCTAGATTAGACGGCACTACCTTGCCAAGTAAGCCTGACAGCTCCCCAAAATCAACATGGGGAGCATACTTGTCGCGCATCATGGCGTTTGTAGCAACTGGCCTTCAAACGCATACGTGCCAACGTGAGCAAGTTGAACCCAAGGAGCAGCCCATACCTTAAATCCATTGTTACGGGCTTTCTTGCAAAAGTCATAGTCCTCAGACAGCAGCAGTTTAGATTCCGGCTCAATCTGAGTAGCAAAGAACTCATGAATAGTTTCACCGTTTTGCTCGTTCTGCAAATCCAGTACGTTATTCAAATACATGGGAACCTTGCCGATTAAACCTTCAAACACTTCTCGCTTAATTAGCATGAATCCTGTGCCGCCGTTCCAAATCTCAACGGGTGCGTTAATTGGCACCGTTACCTCTGTCTGATAATCAATCAGGTTGACCACAAATGCCCCTGTGTGGTGTTTTAACTGGTCATCAGGTACACCGGCATTGATTGCGTTTCTAACGGTTAGCCAGTTAATTTCCTTCTTTGGATAGATGCCGCAAATAATGTCCTTGTCAGCTTCCATCATTGGAAATATGTCGTTTGGATTAAAGCGAATATCCGCATCAATAAACATCATGTGAGTAGCGTCAGACTTTAAGAAATGACTAGCCAGTAAGTTCCTTGCACGTTGAATGAGAGACTCATTAAACAGGTAAGAAAAACTAACATTTACGTTTGCGTTTTTGCATAAATTTTGCAATTGCAAACAAGATTGTGCGTAGAAACCAAAACACATTCCTCCGTACATTGGGCTGGCCACAAATAAGTGTTTGTTAGACATGATTCCACCGCTTTCC